TCCCTTCACGTCGCCAGTCTTCGCGATCATGTTCGTCAGGGCTTCGCGGTAATCGTCATCCCCGTACTTGGTGAGCTTCACGAGCGCGTTGATCGACTTTTCGATCTGCGGTTGCCAGGACGCGAATGACTCGCCGGCGTTGTTGACCGACTGGCGAAGGAAGTTGATCGCCTTCTCGGCGGCGAGCGATTCGGTGACCGCATCCTTGAAGAACTTGCCGAGGATCGCGGTGGCACCGAGCGCGGCTATCCCTTTCATGAGATTTGACACGCCCGACTCCAGCTTACCGAGCGAGGTCTTCGCCCCTTCCGCCGGCGCGGTCAGCTTGTCGACCAGTTGCAGGAGAAGGGAGACTTTCGGTTCAGCCACCTAACGCCTCCCGTACATCTGCGTCGTAGAGCGCACTCGCCCGCTCTGCCGACTTGGTGATCCCGATGGCCCGCACCATGTTCAACCGCTCGAACGCCCGCGTCATCTGCAACGTCGCCCACGCCCGCCACACCACATCCAAGGGCGCATAGCCGTCCGCTGTCGGCCAGCGATCCGGGCAGTAGTACCACCCGGCCCCGTACTCCCGCTCCACAATCCGGCAGACCACGGCCAGCGTCACTTTCGGCCCGCCCGACTCCTCTGGCGGGATCGTCTGCATCGCTTCCAGCCGATCCCAGTCGTCCATCTCGCGTACCGGCTCCACCCGCTCGGGTGGCACCCTCAGGAACTCGGCTACCAGCCGGTCCCGGAACGGCGACCGCATCAACTGGCGCACCGGGTCACCGTGCCACAGGTTGCCCCACGCAATCGGGAACGCCTTCCGCATCAACCGCTCGATGGCGGCACCCTGCGCGGTGGCATCCGGCCCCGCCTCCAGCAACTCGCGGTGCGCAACCCGCACCGCCTCGCCACTCAGCGGTCGCCCCTGCCTGGCGACCCCGCCGAGATGCAGTTGCCACTTCACCGATCAGCCGCTAGGTCCACGCGATCTGATAGGCGTCCGTCTGCACAATCGGGCTGCTGTTGTACGGCTTGAACACGATCTCGGTCGTGGCCGTTGGCCCCTCGCCGCTCTCGGTGAACTCAGCCACCTGCGCCTGCGCCATCGAGATGATGAAGCGGTTGTAGGCCGTGCTCCCCACCGTCACGGACAAGGCGAACGCTTCGCCGTTCAGCCGCGCCTTGTACGGGTCAAACCCGCTGGTGCTGTTCGGGTAGGTCAGCGCCGTGGACTCGACCACGATGCGGAACTCCGGCTCGTAGCCGCTCGGGACGAATCCCTGATGGGCGTCCGCCGCCGACAGATCGAGGCGCGGGTTATCAATGCGGCGGTTCTGCTTGAAGGACCACGACTTGACCACCGGGGCCACATACGACCCAATGGCGAACACGCTGCCGGTCGCCAGCGGCTCGGCGGTGGTGAGGGTCGGGTAGGTCGGCGCGACAATCGCGCTGTCCGTGACGGCGGTGTCGAAGATGCCGCGACAGTCGAACGTCCACAGCGGGATGCCGGGGCCGGTCGCTTCCACCGAGAAGGAGCCGATCACGCCGCGCACGGAATACTTCTGGCCGCGTGCATACGCTTCCATCGTGGCCGACGAGTAGGTGATGCTGTCCGCCGTGGGCGTGTAGGTGTACGTCGAAGAGGAGAGCGTCGAGTCGTTGCCGCAGATCTTCAGCATGGTGTGCAGGTTCGGCAGTACGGTGGCGGCATAGGTCGCCGCCGCGCCCTTGCCGCGCATCGCCACGGTCACCGTCGCGGTGCGGCCCACTGCCGCCACCCGCTTGAGCATCCCGAGGTTGCCGGGGGCCGGTCCCACTGCGCCATCGTAGGCCCACGCGGGAACCACGACATTCGCGGCCCGGTCGCCCAGGGCGAGCAGCTGGCCGTCTGCCGTGGCGGTCACCGCAATCGCGGTCCCGTAGGTCGCCTCCAGCTTCGCCAGCAGCGCCTTGGTGTTGAGGAGCTTTGCAGGGTATCCCATTTACTTCTTCTCCTCTGCCGCAGGCGGCGGGGGTGGGGTCTTGAGCAGCTTGGCGATGAACGCACCACGCGCCGCCAAGTCGTTTTCACATTCCGCAGGCAGCGTGACACGCTCCCCGTTTACGATCACATGGTCCGCCATCACGCCCCCAACGGCAAAAGGTTCACGACGAAATACCGCATCTGCACCGCCGCCAGCAGCCAGGCGTCCTCGACTTCCTCGTACACGCCCTGCTCGACCAGCGACTCACACGAGACCAACCGGATGCTGTTCCGCGTCCGACTCGCCACGTTGTCATTCTTGTGGAACTCCCGCAGGGACGCGATCACCGCCCGAATGGCATAGGTGCCGTTCACGATGGCCGTCTGACTCGCGGTGTTCCGCTCCGCGTACCGCACCTGCACCGTGACATAGCCCTCGCCCCGGTCGCCCGTCTGTGGCTGGTTCGGGTCACTGTGCTCAATGTCCCCGACCACCGTCACGATCAGCGCGGGCAGGGTCAGCCCATCAAAGCGCCGGAACGCGGCGTTCGCGTTGTCCGTTTCGTCCACAATCGAGGCATCCAGCACCGTGGTGGGTCGCGTGTCCGAGCCGTCCATCGTCAGCGCCGCGAGCTTCGCCGCGTAGCCGTAGGTGTCGCCCTTCAACCACGCGGTCACCGCCCGTACCGCCTCGATCCTCATACCTTTCTCACCAACAGGTGCAACTCGCGGCCATCCAACTCCTCACCGCCGCTGCGCCCGTCTGCGCCACCGACCCGCACGTCGCTCACGACATACGCCACGCCGTCCAGCGTTGCTGTGTCCCCACGCGCCACCGTCAGCACGCCCAACCCGTTCAGGAAGTCGGCCCGCGACACCTTCAGCACCGTCCGGCGCACCAGCACCGGGTCGCCCGCCTTGTCCTGGTCCATCATGTCCATCGTGTCCAACAGGCCGTGACCGGAGTAATCCCCGATCACGACCGTCTGGCTGTCCCATCCGGTCAGCATCGCCGCCAAGTCGCTGGCGACACTCACCGCTTCCTCCGCTTCGCTGGCGTGTCCCGATGCTCCACCACCACATCGGCCACGCGCTCCTCGCCAGCGAGAGGTGGCCTATAGGCCACCGCCTCGCCGGACAGGATCAACACCCTGCTCCACATCTCGCTCACGTCACCGACCTCACCGGGGAAGTAGGTCACGCCCTCGATCTGCAACCCCTTCGCAGGGTCACGACCAATGAACTTGACTTTCATGCAGCACGCCTCGCCATGCTCACCGAAGACCCATAGTACGAGTCTCCGGTGACACTGTTGCGGATCATGTAGATCCCGGCGCGGCTCGTCGTGGCGTAAGTCATTGTACTGTAATGATTTACGCGGTCAAAACTGCGTCACTCTTCGAGAAACTGACCGCGTGACGCACGCCCACATCGAACATGGTGATCCCGGTCACGGCGATCATGTTCTGACCGGCCAAAGTGTATGGATCCACGACGAGGTCAACCGCGCTGCCCCACACACCGAGCAGTGCCTCGTTCCAGTTGCCGAATATGATCGAGGAACAGATTGTCGTCGAAGTGCCTTGAGTGAGGTTGCTCGGGAGCTGATTCGACGCGAACGCACGGTAGCCGTTGATCTGGCCCTCGATGCCGCCATCCCACAGGAAGGACGATCCAGCGGTGGTGGACTTGAGCGTGGTCTTGAGCTTGCCGCGCACCGTGGCGTTGGTGACGTAGGCGAGCGAGCCGAGGTCGGCGTTGGCCGCGGCCACGTCCGTCTCCAGGCCCACGAGGTCCGCCCACGCGAGTGCCGCGCCGGCGGACCCGAGCGTCCGGTTTCCGATGCCGCTGGTCCCACGCACGCCGGTCGGCTGGCTGTTGCTGCCGGTGCCGTTGAACACCGCGCTGTCGATGCCGAGCGCGATCACGTTGGCGATGTCTTCCATCACCAGCGAGTTGATGTCCGGCGAGGACTGGACCAACACCTGCCGCGAGAACGCGGTCGAGACCATGCCGGTCTTGGGCGACATGGTGAGGTTGTTGAGGGTCAGCGCCGTCAGCGAGTTCGCGGCGGTCGGGTTTTCCCCGGTGTACGTCATGGTGTTCGCCACCAGCTGACGCGGGAAGGAGATCGTGTCGGTCAGGCCGGTCAGGAACCGGGCTCCGAGCTTCTGCGCGACCAGGCGGTTGCGAAGAATCTCGATGAGCGGCTGGAGCGTGGTCTGGACAGCGGCACCACCGAGCGAGCTGGTGGCGACGATGTTACCGGTGATCGCCGCACGCTGCGAGAGCGAGAGCGGGATGTAGAGGCCACGCGACTCCTTGCCGGTTGCCTTGGCGATGCTGTCGCTGATCTCGCGTTCCAGCCCGCCCTTGGTGTTCCACGAGCCGGTCGCAATCGACATGATGGCGCGGCTGATGTTGTACGACTCGGCCTCCTTCGGGGTCAGGTCGATGTGACCCGCCGGGGTGACGGCCTGCGCGTCACGGATGCTCTTGGCCTCGGCTTCCTTCCGCACATCTTCCAGCGAGGCCCCGGTGCTGATCCAGCGCGGGAGTTCGCTGCCCATCTTCAACGTCTCGGCCACCTGCCCGATCAGTCGGACTTCGAGGTCACGCGGCATCCCGACTTCCGCGCTCGATGCCCGCACCCCGGCGACCGGGGCAGCGGTATTCTCTTCTGCCATCTTGCTCTCCTCGGCCTGCGCCGGGTTGGCGGTTGATACGACCGGGTGTGCATCGGACGATGCCCCTCGGCCCATCCCAACGGTGTGATCTGCCGGGACCGGCACGATCGACCCTTCCATCGGGGTCCAGCTGTCAGCGGTGTAGGTGTCCACTGCGTCACCCTCGCCGCGTGTTACGGTCCAACTGTTGATGCGGTAGCCGATGGAGGTGTCGGTCAGGATGCCGTCCATCACATCCTGATAGACTTCCTGCGCTCGGGCGTTCTTGCTGAACCGCATCACCGCGCCGAGCTTGCCATCGGCGCGAATCTGCACATCCTCCAACCGGCCAATCGGCTGGTCGGTGTCGTGGTTGAACAGGAGCGGCAGACCCTTTGCGGCCCGCGTCATGTCCACCGCGCCCTGCTCGTGGGACAGGACTTCGTTGCCGAAGTGCCGGCTAACTGGCTCGTCGGATGAGAGCGACACGGGGATGCGCTCGTCCCCCGCTGCTCGCGTCGCCAGTTCCGCTCGATCCACTGTCAGTGTGCGTGTCAGCAGTTCCGTTGTCGGTTTCGCCATAGGGGGCAATCACTGTGTTAGGGAGATAGGTTTCGACGCCGTACTGCTCGGCCAGCGCGGTGGCCTCTGCGATCTCGGCGTAGATTTCTTCCAAGTCCTCGCCGTTGTCGGCCACGACCCGCTGCGGGCTGGTCAGCCCTGCGGCCATCGCCATCATGTCGGCGGCTTGTTCCTGCTGTGGGTTGGCATACGCCCACCCACGCGGCTGCCATTGGTGGGCGTACTGGTCGGGCGTCATGCGGAGTGGGAGCTTCCCCGTGGACCACGCGGCGACCTTCCACGCTTGCAGCACCGGCTCACAGAAGTGCTCCGCGAACCACGACTGGAGCACCCGGTAGCCGTCCCGCTCTTGCAGGAGACCAACGCGGCTGCTGGAGAAGTTGACTTCCACGAGGTCGCTGGTCAGTGCGGCATAGGAGACATTCAGGCCGCTGGCGATGAACTTCTCCACCTGCTTGACGAACAGCGCGAAGTTCTGCGACGGGTGCGTGGGGTCCCAGGACTGGAACGTCTGGTCCTTGCCAAGCACGTCGATGGTGCCGGCGGCGGCTTCCATCTCGGTGCGCTGTGGCGCGTCCGGGTCGGTCTCGGCGTCCGGTCCCTGCACGATGAATCCCATCTTGGCGGCAGCGGTGCGGGCCGCGACCAGTTCGGCCTCTGCGTACCCGTCCAGCATTCGGAGCGCCATCATCACCGGGGCCAGCCACGTCTCGCCCCGCACCGCGCCGGCCTGCCGTGGCAGGAACAGGTGCAGCAGTTCGCTGGCCGGGATGCGGGTCCGGGGCGTGGCGGCGGTGCCGAGCGTGTCATAGACCGGGTGCTGGAACACATGGTACGCCACCGGGCGATTCCACTGGTCCACTTCCACACCGAGCTTGACCGCGTTCACGCCGTCGCCGGCGGCGGAGTTGTACGTCTCGTCAATCAGCGCGGCGTCGATGTTCTGGAGCATGAGGCCGTGCGGCCCGCCCCGGATCAGCCGGACGAACGCCTCGCCATCGCGGGCCACCGTGCGGATCACGTCACGCTGGAAGGCCGCACACGACTGCCGCCCATCGACCGAGTAGGTGGTGGGCTGCCCCCATGCGGCGTAGGCGGCCTCAATCCGGGCGTTGACCGACTTGGTGCCGGTGCGACACTGGAGCTTGATGCCCTTGTGGCCGATGACGTTCTCGCCCACGAGGTGCAGGTAGCGCCGGACCAGCGGGTTGTTCTTCTCCAGATCCCGCGCCCGGTCCCGCAGGGTGCGGATCGAGGCCCGCAGCTCGCTGTTCGGGCCAGTCGGGTTGATGATCCAGTCCGAGGTCAGCCGCGATTGCAGCGCACCGTGAAAGCCGCCGTTCCGGGTGCGGATCGGCTCATAGCCGATGCGCTTGGCGAGTCGGGTAATCAGGGAGGGCTTCATGCGCTTGGCACCGTGAACCGGACGGCGTACTGGCGGGACTGGCCCGGATTGCGCGCCTTCCAGAGTTCCGACTGCAACGAGGTCCGCAGGGAGCGCAAGTCGGCCAGGGTCATCTTCTGGACCGAGCGCCCACCGATGGTGTACGACTCCGGCTCATCGCCGGCGAGTCGGGCGGTGATCGCCGCCTCCACCGCTGCGAGGTTGGTTTCCGCGAAGGTGACCCGCGAGCCATCAGCGGCGGTGACGGGGTCGGCCACCACCGTCAGGGGCGGCAACGCCTCATCGTACCGGATGCCGGCGTAGGTGCTGCTGCCGGTCCAGATGCGCGTGACCTCGTAGCGGCCCGCTGTCAAGGGCAGGGTGGCCGCTGGCGGGATCACGACGGTGTGGGTGGTGCCGTCGTTGGAGACGTAGCCGGTGGACCAGACGAGGGAGCGCGCCCCGGTGATGACGTAGGAGAGCGCCCACCCTTCGCTGACCGGGTAATCCGACGAATACGCGGTCCACGTCCAGGTGGACCCGGACGTAGCGGTGGTCGGTTCGATGGTCGGAGTGAGCGGGGCCATCGTCCTCCAGAACGCGGAAAACCGCGACACCAGCCCCCGAAGGGGCGAGAATCGCGGTTGGTACGCCGCGTGACGGACTATCCTACTGTGTCTAATCTACATCACGAACGCGAGCGTGTCAACCTCACATCACGCGGCCTGATGCCGAGCGGTCAGATGCGCCACCGTGATCGACACCACGCCACAGCGCCGGCAGCGGTAGGTCGCCACCACCGTTTCATCTGGCGCGCCAATGGCGGCCTCCACCACCCACTCGGCCACCCTCACCGGGACGGATTTCCGGCACCCACAGATCGCCGTCGTCACCATCAGCCGGGTCACCACGACCCCGGACGATAGCCGCCACCACGCGGGCGTAACGGGGTGGGCCGCTTCACAATCGGGGTACTCGGGCGCACCACGGCCTCAAGCAGCGGGGCAGGGGTCTCCTCAAGGGGAACGACCGCACCCACCGGGGGAACGCCACCGGTCGCCGCCTGGACCCCGAGCCGCGCCCGGTTGAAGCCGCTCAGGTACAGCGCCGACAGCGCGTACACCTCGCAGTCCAGCCGGTGATTCTGCGCCCCGCGTGGCAGCTTGTACCGGCGATGCCAGCGCCCGTTGATCTGCACCCGTTCCAGCGTCTCGGCGGTCAACTCCAGGAAGTAGTTGTCCGTCGCCTGTTCGTGGAAGTGGTAGTAGCCCGGCCCCGGTTGGGCGACCTTGAGCCGCCCATAGATCAAGTCCTTCGCCGCCATCGTCCCGATCAGGAACAGCCGGACCCGGCCCTTGTTGTTCACCGACGCCTTGCGCGGGGCCAGCGGTGCCCCTGGCGTGCTGGACCCCTTGAGCGCGTACACCCGGCGATTGTACCGCGCCTTGCAGTAGGCATACGCCGACTCGGTGTGATGGCCGGTGTCCACCCCGCAGGCCCACACCGGCACCGCCCGACCGCTCGGCGTGGTCCGGGCCACCAGCAACCGGGCATCCAGCGCGGCCCAGACCTCTTTCCGGGTCGGGTCGCCGTCCAGTTCGCCCTCCTCGATCAGCGCCGATTCCTCGCCGTGACCCCATCCCCGGATGACGTACACCAGCCGGTTTTCCTGTACGTCCACGCCGGCGGTACAGATCGACACCCACTCCGGGCAATCGGCGGGGTACGCCTCCCGGCGTGACTCGAGCGCCTTCGGGTCCAGCGACCCCCGCACATCCTCCCACGTTTCGCCCAACACCGTGTTGACGAACACTTGCAGCTTGAGCACGTCGCCTTGCGCGTCCTTCCACTCGGCCACCAACTCGGTCCACGACACCCACGGCGAATAGAGCGCGTTGATGTGGAAGCCGACGATGGCGCTCTCCGCCGTCGCCACCCACCGCCCGCCGGCCAGCATCCCGAACTTCTGGTCCTCCGGGATCAGCGACCCGCACCCCTCACAGGCATACCGTGGCTCGGTCAACCCCTCATACTTGAGGTTGGCCCACTTCAGCACCTGGTACTCCCCGCAATCGGGGCAGCCCACGTTATACCGCCGCTGGTCCGACTTCAGAAACTGGTCCTCGATGCGGCTCAACCCACGCAGCGTGGGTGTCGAGTTTCCGAACACCTTGCGCCGGAAGCCGAACGTGCTGGTCCGCCGCATCGCCAGCCGCACCGGGTCACCCTCAGTCCCCGCGCTGGCCGGGTAGCCGTCGATCTCCTCCAGATCCAGCACCCGCGCCGTGCGCCGGCGAAAACCACGCGGACTGTTCGCCCCGACCAGGAACAGCCCACCACCGGGGAACACCTTGCTCATCACCGTGTTGCCGCTGTCCCGGCTCCGGGGACTCTGCACCTTGTCCCGCAACACGGGCGTGTCGGCCACCATCGGGGCAAGCTGTTCCTTGCTGAAGTCCTTGGCGTCGTCCACGGTGGGCTGGACGATCAGGATGGGCGAGGGGTCTTGCTCGATGAAGTACCCGACGATGTTCAGCCCCGCCTCGGTGCCGCCGATGCGGGCGCACTTCATGAACCACACCTCGTTGACGCGGGGATCGTTGAAGCAATCCATGATCTCCCGCAGGTACGGCGTCCGCCCGGTGTTCCAGCGGCCCGGTTCCGCCGAATAACTGCTCACCACCCGGTGTCTATCCGCCCACTGGGACACCGTGAGCGTCGGCGGCGGGGCCAGCCGCACCCGGCGAAGTCCGGTGAACGCCTCCCGAAGTGCCACGACCGCGCTCAACCCTCACCCTCGCCGGCGAGAACAGCCATCAAGTCGTGGATGGCCGGATCAAGTCGTGCGGTCACCTCTGCGATGGTTTTACACCCCACCAACTCGTGCGAGTGCTTCGACGTGAACGCCAACAGGTTCGACCGCAATCCGTCCAGCAACTCGCCCGTTTCCCGCGCCACATCGTCCACCGCCACCAGTTGCCCCTCCATCACGGCCACTTCCATCTCGGCCTTCCGCGCCTGCGCCGTGGTCAGTCGCCGCTTCGCCTCCTCGCTGTCCTCTGGCGTGGCATCGGCCCGAATCTGGCGACCCAACTCCTGCTCCCGCCACCGGGGGAAGTCCGGCCAGCGATAGGTCCGTTTCCCTTTCTCCAGGTCGCAGGGTGCGCCCGGTCGAGCGGCCCACGCGCCCAACGACTGCGGCGTGATGCCGAGCCGCCGAGCCGCCTCGTTCTGGGTGATGTTCTCGCCGCGCTTGTTCAGGTAAACTCCTTCTGTATAAAAATCATTCACTAGTGCTTGATCTTGCTCTGTGCGGACCTTCGTTTTCCACACGCCGGGAGAACCTAGCCGTGGGGTATGCCGTTGCCAGCCAACGACTTAGCCGTCCGTGTCGTTCTGACACGCACCCCGAACGATCTGGTGTATCATATTACGACACCACCCGGCTTCCTCAACACGAACTCGATGCCGACTTCCTTGCCCTCAGTGGACTGGTCACGCTGCTGGACCAGCCCCGGCTCAAAGCCAGCGGTCAAGCGCACGATGCGCTCAATGATGCACCCGAAGTCGGGCAGCATCTCGGCCAAGGGGAGCGCCACAGGCGACCAGCTGCCCGCCTTGCTGATACAGAAGGTGTGCTTATGGTCGGTGTTGAACCGTGAGGGCCATACCCCTTGCTCGTACATATCCTCGTCGGGGACGATGCTGATGAGGTAGCCCCCTGGCTTAAGCAGGGTGAGCCAGTGGGCGATGGTGGCGTAGGGGTCAGCCACATGCTCAAGCAGGTGGCTGCTGTGGATGAAGTCGAGGGTGCCGGGTCGGAACGCATCGGTGTCCTGTGCGTTGCCGTGGTTCAGCTCCTTGTCGAATCCCTCACAGTAGGTCATGAGGGGGTAGCACTCGGCGTACTGGCCCAAGGGGTCACGCCCACAGCCGAAGTCCACCCCCTCACCCACGAAGTAGCGGGCCGCAAACTCAGGATCGAGGATGCGGCGGGGCTGTGCATGGCTGGTGCCCCCGCTCATCGGGCGGTCACGTTGAGGCCACGCGATAGCTCAAGGGAGATAGCCCCCTCAATGTTGCTCACTGCGTCCTTGTCAATCACAGCTTTCCCGGTGGCGATGAATCCGAGTTTCGGGGCGATGCGGACACTTGACTTGAACACCCATAGGAGCTTGAGCTTGGGGCTACGCTTAGTGCCAACGATCTCAAACACCTTGTCGCGGATGACAGCGATGTTCTGTGCAGCACTGGCCTTGAGGAGCGCCTTGCGTGCACCCCGCTTTTTCGTGCCCCCGAGGGTGAGGGCTTGGGCCACCCGACCACGCTGGTTGAAAAACAGGGTCTTGAGCTTGTATTTGTCGGGGACTAGTGCGCCCTTGGTGGCACGCGCCCCGCCGAGGATCGGCACCCCGAGCGCCTTGCCGTCGCGGGGGGTCTTGTTGCCCCCTTCTTCGAACTTCGCCAGGAGGTTGCGCTGGTCGTTGACGCGGACGCCGGCTTGCAGGTTGTCGGCGGTCGCCCAATCCACGCCCGGCTTCCTGTAGATGGTGCCACGGATGAACGACTCCCGACGCAGGGTGAACCGGGAGGCGAGAGAGTCCTGAATCGCCTTCTGTGCGTCGTTCATGGTGCGGTTGGCTCCCACGCTGGCCGCGAACCGGACCTGTTTTGGGAGTGCAGCGAGTCCCTTGATCGCCTCACTCAGCCCTTCGACCTTCAGTTCCACCTGCATTTAGTCCCTCGTCAGTTTGGTGCCACAGCCCTTCATGTTGCAGTGGGTGTTGGTGGCCTCATTGTAGGTGCCGCACTTGGGACATTTCCGGGCGATGATCTTGCCGAGCGCCTTGTCGTAGTTGGTGCGGAACGCCTTGGTGCCAAGGCCCACGGTGAATGATTTGTCGGCGTAGCGAGTCATGCGACAGACTCCGGGCGGAGGATGAAATCTAATCCCTGAATGTCGTGTTGGCCTTCGCGGGGAAGGCACAGGATGTTGTGGCTGACGACGTGGAGCGTGTGATCGTCGGTGGTGGTGACGCCGGCGAAGTTGTCCGGGTTGAACAGCGGAGCGCGATGCCACCAGATGTCGTAATCAAGACCGTGCACATAGTCGATCAGCGCCTGTTGCTTGTCACCCGGATTGTTCTCCAGATAGAGGCAGGGGCGATGCATGGCGATCAGCGTGGCGGCACCCTCAAGGACGGCCTGCTCCATGCCTTCGACATCGGCTTTCAGGAAGTCCAGTCGCGGGAGGCCCACGCTATCGAGCGTGATCTGCGGGACGGGGTTGCCCTGGGCGAAGCCGCCGAGGGCGATGCCGCCGTAGTTGTTGTCTGCGGTGTAATCGAAGCCGGGGACATAGATCACACCGGGTGTGGCCCCGAGGGCCGCGTGGTAGGTCATCACGTTGGTGAGCGCGTTCAGGGCGACGTTGCCCGCCAGCATGTGGTACATGAAGCGCAGCGGCTCAAAGGCCACCACCAACCCGTTCGGGACGAGGGCGGCGAGGGCCACGGTATGCGCGCCGATGTTGGCCCCGGCATCGACGCAGATCGCCCCATCGGGAATCAGTTGCCGCCACAGGGCGACCTCGGACTCGCTGTATTCTCCGAATGTGGTGAACGCCGCGCCCATGTACCTATCGTTTGACAGCACCATCATGCGGCCATAGCGGGTGGGTGCGACAATGACCACCTTGCTGGCGTCCGCCTTGTCGCGGATCACGCGGCCCTCTCCATCGCACGGCGTTCCCGCACGGTCAGCGGGTCGTGCAGGAACGGGTTGACCAGTGGGACGGCGAACGGGGCGAGGTGGCCCCGGATGCAGGTTGGCCCGCTGGCCGTGAGCGCCCCACAGTCACAGCGCCACGTTCGCACATCTTCCGGGCGACCGAGCGCCCGTGCACGGGGGTGCATCGGCCCGTAGCTGCTCGGCGGGTCGCGGTCCGCACTGGTCGGTTCCCATGTGGCCTCTGGTGGCATCAACCCGAATCGCTTGCGCTTCATGCGGCGTCCCTCAGTTGTGTGGCGTAGACGAGCTGTTGCAGATCGGTGGCGACGTGCTCCATCACGGGCGTCCAGTCCCCGGCAATCGACTGCCGGTAAAGCCGGACGCTGCGATACCACGGGGTGTCCGGTCGCTCAAGCATCCAGCGCATGTCGGGCACAGCCGCCAGCAGCACCCAACACGGCACCCCGAGTCCGCCGGCGATGTGGGCGATAGCAGTGTCCACGGTGATGACCAGATCCAGCTTCTCGATCACGCGGGCGGTGTCCATCCAGTCCTCGCACCCCTCCAGTCCGTTCGGCAACCCGGCCTCACCCATCGCCGGGGTCCAGGCGTCCTTGGCGAGTGACACCCATTCGACGCCTTCGACCGTGACCAGCGGGAGGACGGCAGAGCGCGGGAGGGAACGCATCGCATCGTTGCGGTGCGACTTTGACCCTTCCCAACAGATGCCGACCTTCATGCGGCCTTCAAGTAGCCGTCCGCACCCGGCACCGTGTCCACGGTGATGCCGAGCCGATGGTGGAGTGTCATCGTCGTGCAGATGTAGTCCGCGTCCGGCACTGGCCCATCCAGCGACACCACCCGGTCGGGGGTCACCGTCGCCTCGGCTAGCCGCAACAGGCCGGGACGCAGCGCCCATGTGACGCTGGCCCCGAGGGAGCGCAACAGCGGCCCATAGCGCAGGCTCATGATGTCATCGCCCCATCCCTGTTCACCGCTCACTACCAGGTGCTTGCCCGTCACGTCCTCGCCTTGCCACGGCTGGATGCGGTGCGTGGCCTCCAGCGTGATGGCGTTCAGTTCGGTGAAGCCGGGGATCGACCAGCGCGCCTCGTATGCCGCCCACCCTTTGCGCCACTGGCCGGTGAGGATGTAGTAGTGGCTCAGGTTCCACGTCGCCTCGGCGTTGTTCGGGGCCGTGGTCAGCGCGATAGCGTACTGCTGGTGCGCCTCCTCATGCCGCCCAAGACCGAGCAGGGCGTTGCCGAGGTTGACGCGGGCGTTCACCATGCCGGGGTCCAGGTCGAGCGCCCGCTGCAAGTGGTCAGCGGCGTCGGCGTAGCGGTTCACGCACTGCTCAATGGTGCCGAGGTTGTACCATGCCTCTGGAAACCCCGGCTCGTTCTCGGTCAGATAGACCAGCATCCCGATAGCATAGCTGTGGTCGCAGATGGTATGTGCGATCACGGCCAGCGAGAACACCGCCGGCCAGCACCGCTTGTTGCGGCGTAGTATCTCCTCGAAATGGCGGGCGGCCTGCGCCTTGTAGCCCTGCTC